TACATATTGATGTTGTGCTGTTGCTTTTTACTGAAAGCTGCTACTAACGACTCATAAATCTACCCTTAATCGTGTATTGGATGATAGTTGCGGATTTTAGGATATAATCAAGCTAAAATGAGAAATACAAAGAAAACACAAGCAATTGCAGATGAAAGTGCAAGAGCACATTGCTTCATTTGTGCATCTTATCGTGGATGTAAAGATGAAGAATTAATATATGTACCCTTGAGCAGTAACAGTGAAAATATACCTCAAGATCCAACATTTATAATTATCAGTAAGCAATTTGTTCAATTTGTACATGGCGTTGAATATTATGATGTCTTAGATGGACTAAAGTTAAGAGACTTTAGGAGAGGACGTGAGATATATAAATCTCTCTATCGAAAGTTTCAAGAGAAAAATTTTGAGTATGAAGATCACGAAAGCAATGAATATGATATTGTTGTCTCACAGCTAATAAAACCTAAGCCTTGGATAAGCCAACAAACACTCTATGATTATTTGGAGGTAGCAGAGCGTTTAAGAATGAAGGTTGAACTTCATCCGAACAGCGAGTGCACAGATAGTGAGGGGAACTGGGTGTATCATATAGAATTGAGGAATTTATGAGCATGACGAAAATTATAAAATGTAATCTTCGAGAGGACTTAAAGTTTACAGGTAGAGAACTCTCTGCAAAACTTGTAATTTCTAAGAACAAGACTCCTAAGGGGGAGAGTGTAACGTATATTTTTATCTGGAAAAATAATAAGTACTTCTTTATTCCCATAGCCGATATATACCTTGATGCCAACAACAGAGAGCTGATAATGCCTAAGGGATGCCCTGTTTATGTAGCCCAGGAACTATATCGAGATATTATACCGTCAACGAAATATAAGGGGTATTCAGTGTTTGCTCCTGATTCAGATTTTACTCCAATATTCAAAGAAGTAGAATTTCCCGATGGAAGGAAAATTTGGCTTATGGCATACGATGAAATAGTTCTTCACTATTATACCTGGGTAGTAGAATATGGTGATGAAGAGGAATGGAAGGAGGATTATCTCTCTAAACACCAGATAAATTTTCGTGAACGGATAGAAGAGAAGAAGAATAGAGAAGAAACCATAAAGGCAAATAAGATGGCTCAGGAATTGAATGATGAATTGTTTGAGGAAGCCGGGTATGACTTTATGGACTAAATCACTCACATAACTCCACCCATTTCCACACTGCAACCACTGTACTCACTCTGCTGAAACTTTTCGCAGCCTATATACAGCGTATCAAAGGCATCCGTGCCGTCGGTGCGGTGTTCCAGCAGATCCTCCTCCGTTTCAGCCAGCTTTTCACCAGCCTTGTTCTTGTGAAATCCATTGCGCCCACGTGCCACACCTGCCGCCTGTATAGCGAGAATCAGGTCATCGTTATTCTGGCGGTTGAAGAACGGCATGAGCCTCTGTTTTCCGGCGAATGCCTGGTTGATGAGCAGGTACTTCTCATCATGTCGCATAGGATTTCCGAGATACACGTCAATGACCGACCAGCCATGACGTTCAAACTCGTGGATGATAACCCAACGGAAGTCCTGTTCGTTCACGGCATAGTTTGAGCCCAGTGCGGTAGTGTCATAGTAGAAAATCACCGTCTTATTTTGGTGAAAAGCGTAGTACTGGCAGAAGTCGTCAATCAGAGCCGGAAGTTTCCGCTCGAACTTGACGTAAAACGACTTCAGGACGTTCAACCTTCTGCCCGACGGCTGCCCCGCGACAATCCAGTTGATGTTCGCATTATAATCCATGCCGATGCATATAGGGGCAAGAGGATTGCAGTCGCGGTCAGCGCGGCAATCCAATTGACCATTAACCATTGAACATTGACCATCACAGTCCTCATAAAATGACTGCGCAATCTCATCAAGGTATTCAAAGTTAGAAGCGTCGTACTTATGCCTTTCACGCATGGAAGAGTAGAACCCATCCTTTGCGATGCCTATGCGTTGGCACAGGATGGAAGTCTGGAATGTCAGTGGTGTAAGGTCGCGCTTCATCTGCCGGATATAGTTCTCCCCGAGCAGCTGCAAGTTCTCGATGGAAGAATACTCCTTGTAGTATGTCGCCACAGAACGAAGCTGGTTCAACTGCCTGTCCTTGTGCCGCAGCTGATAGATCCAGGCACGAGGCACCTCTTTCCCTGAAGCCTTCAGTTCCTTCATCTTTTCCTTCAAGCGCCATATATCATAGACAAGCCCCTCGATGGCGCGTATCACCTCCACGTCCATCTTCTCCTTATAGTGCAGGAACCAAGACCCTTTCTGTGTCTGCGGCATATCCGAGAGAATCAGGATAGAGTGATTGCACGAATGCTTCCCGAAGTGCGACTTGATACCACCATTCGCCGGGAATGTCTCATCTTTCAGGCGGTTGTAGTCAATGAACTTCGCTTCGTCAATCAGCAGCCACGAAAGGGTCAGCGAGTTTGAGGAACCCGGCCTGTCCTGTGAGATAATCACAGCACACGAGCCGTTATAGAAAGAAATCACATGCTCAAACTCCGCAGGTTCAATGATAGGTTTGGCGAACGTCTTTGGCGGTCGGCGACCTATCACATAATGCACGCCCCGAATGTATCCCCATCGCTTCCATGCCGCGAACAGTCCCGGCAGCGTGTTAGTCAGGCCATGCTTGAATGTCGGTACCACGATGCCCCCTGTGCTGCCAGGCATCCGTTGCATGTTCCGCAGCACAAACGGAGCCGCTATAGAGTCCGTTTTCCCTGTTCGACGGCCAGCCACAATTACCGAAATGTTCGCCCCGATGAGCTGTGTCAGACGTTGTGGCTTATTGAAATAAACTTCATTCTTCATAGGTGGACAAAATGCTTTTGAGGTAGTGCAGAAAAACAGCCATTTTTACAGTTTATTATTGATTCCGCAGATGAAAATGGGATTTTTCCCTTCTTTCAGCAGCATATTCTTCATAGACTGAAGCGTGGAACCCGTGGTGACGAAATCATCGAATACGATCACATTCCCTTCACGCGGGATGTTGTTTGCGTCAAACACCGCCCCGATACGCTGCTTCGAGCGACAGTGAGCGCAGTCGTAGTAGAAGGGAATCCCCAATTCCTTTGCCAGCCCCTCGGCTATGCGAGAAGCAAAATTACGTTCCTTGTGCCTACGCATGGGCGTAGTCACCAAAGCCCATGAGCCATTAGAGAGATGAAATCCAATCATTTCATGAATCACAGGCACCAGATTCTCAATGAAGAACGGCACCATCGCATCGTCCGATTTGATGTCCGTGAGCGTACGACCGAACACCGACTTCTGCCAAATCGTGATGAAGTTTGTGGAAGCCCGTCGGGTAAGGCGCAGGTGGTACTGGAAATCACACCGTGCCTCCTCCGACTTATCCCATGCCTTTCGGGACTTCACACTGAATATGTCCTTCCCTGAAGGCGCATTTTCGGCAAGTGAGAAGTCCGGCATGTCAGGCACCACAATCTCAGATGTAATCTGTGCGATGTCTTCAGGAGCGTTTATTTCTTCGAGCAGTTCTTCTATCATGAGATGTAAAGCAAAAACGCCCGAAGATGTGCGGGCACACCTTCAGGCGCTGGCGAGAGAAAAGGAGCGGTCAGCTTATCGTATGAACGTGAAAGTTTTCTCAGTCATCGAATGCGTTGCAGTCGATAGTGCCGTCCTCCGTCACGATGGTACCCATGTAGAACGGAGCCGGCACCTCGTCTGTAGCTTCCACAGATATTGTCGTGGACGTAGAGCCAGTAGGACCCTGTCCGTTGTCCTGCGCCACGGTCGTCTTTGTTATCCACTTCTCGCTACCCACGACGCGGTAGAAGCCCTTGGTATCCTCGACGATAAACACGTTATCGCTGTTATTGAGGTAGCAAGCAGCAGCCGTAGCCTCGGGGCCTACGCCTGGATGCACCGCTGTCAGCTTGTTCAGCTGCGTCTGCGAAGGGATTTCCCCCTGCGCCTCAGAGGTCAGTTGCGACTTATCCGCGAGGATGTCGATATATTGCCACTTCGCATCCGCCACGAGGGTAAAATTCCCTGTCAGTGCGGCGGTCTTTGCCCTGCGGTTCTCATCCCTGTTATAGGGAGGCCACTTCGCAATCTGGCTTTTCGCGATATAGTAGATGCGCTTTCTGATGCCCGGCAGTTCGGGAGTGCCCATGCACCATTCCAGCGACTTCTGTAGGGGAGTACAATTGATAGGCATAGTCGTAGAATTGAAGATTTACAGATACAATTCCTAATCCGCCAGTTCAATGCACTTGAAGCGTCGTTTGTCGATGGACTCGAACTGCACGCCGAAGAACATAGTGGCGATATAAGAGAGGATGAACGGCTCGTATTCCTTCACCATTACCGATTCCACATCACCCATCTGGTCGTAGCCGACGAGCATGTTAATCTTCGGGCAGATATGGATGAACTTCGAGCCAATCTTATTATACATTGGAACGATGTGCAAGCGGCCATTCGAGCCTTCCACCGTATCCTGTCCGTACTTCGTGTTGTAGTTGATGCCTCCGTGTGTGAGCAGATAGCTCTCGTTGTAGGCATCAGCGAACTCCTGCGTACAGAACATATACAGCTCCTGAGCGCGTAGGCGCGGATCCAGCGAGAAGAGGATGTCCTTTGCGATTTCACAAGCGTTGTCGTTTGTGATGGCATCCGTCAGTTTCATGTAATTCCCTTCCTCGGCAGCGATAGCCCCCGAAGCAATCTCCTTCGTGGTGATAGTGTCGA